TTATTGGTATCTAAGATTATTAATATAAATTGCCCTAAGAAGTATCCCCAGAGGTTGGCGCAAGGCTTCTAATAGATCCCGGTTGAATTCAGGCAGTTCATCCAAGAACAAGACTCCATTTTGTGCTAGGCTTATTTCGCCAGGTTTAGGTATACGCCCCCTGCCAACTATGCTGGCAGTTGCATCACTCCCAAATAGGAAGCTAATAATAAACCCAATATATAGGCATAACAAATAATAATCCTAAAGCCTTCAGTTTAAATTTCTGAGGTTTTAGGATTATTATTTAATTTCGTTTCTTATGACTTAGCTAAAAAGCAATTGATAAACTCATTGAATGTTTATCTCAAAAATCTTCTAGGATGTGCTTCGAAGACATAATGCGAGTGGTAAGTAACTTAACATCGTTATGTGCCCAATTTCCATTAATGTTTTGTATTTTGTCCATAACAGACAATATTTCATCATCATCTTTAACTATAATATATTTGATGTCCTTCGGTGAAAAGGATAGTTTAAACCGTTTTAATTCTTCAGTAAACATCATACGAATATTTGTATCTGCATACTCTGTGTCATTGAGTAGTGACGGGATATCTTTAAAATAATCATTGATAGATGGAGTGTATCGCCACTCTCGCTCATCATAAAATCTTACGTTCTGTCCAGTTTCTAAAGACCTACCTTCATATGGTTTGGAGGTTAATATAATATTCGTTAATTCATTTGAAATACTTGAACAAATATTTTTAGCATCTATGCTTATGGATTGGGATTGAGTATCTTCAGCTATAGGTAATGTAGTAATTAGACAATTTACTAAACTCATCATTGTAAGCGAATCCTGTGTCAAATATAAGACCGGGTTAATTCTATTAGTGATAGCCCAATCCTTCCTCAAACCAATTGCGTATTCGCCATAGTTATCCATATGTTTAGAGACATTCGATAAAGGAATATCACAAAAACAAGACATTGGTGTAGCGAAAATATTTGTTCCGGGCTCGTTACCCCACAAATAACTTTGGTCTTCACGGCAATAATTAAGATAAATGCCGTTCGACAGAATACTTAATAAACTCTCAGAAGTTTTAGTGAAATGAAAAAGTGTATTGGCACTTAATGATGATTGCATAAATCCTCCAAAGAATTATTCTGATATTTAGGCTTATATGCCCTGCAAAACTCATATCCAGCAGTTATAGCTTCTTCCTATAATACTACAAAATGCTGTTAGTTCCTTCCTAATAATCTAAATAGTAAACAACTACTTTTAATGTAACAAGATAGCAAATGATATAATTAGTTATCTTGGATTCATTTTAAGCATATTAGCAATCACGAGAAATGTTATTATAAAGCTTATATTGATAATAATTATGGAGGTAATTATTTTATGAGTAAAACTATATCGATAATCAATCAAGACATACTAAAAAGGCTTTTATTATTAAGTAAAACAATAAGTGAAGGTCAATCTCAATATGAAGATGTTTTAGGTGTAACAATACCTTTAGTTGGAGAAATAGGTAATGAACTTGATGATATTATTTTTGATTATCTTGCAATACCACCTGATACCTCTTTATGTTTTATAAATGATGGTGTTAATAAAAAAGAATATGATGAAAATGATGAAGAATGCAAGCAATGTACAGGTTGTTTTTGTAGGGATTATTTAGCCGATATTGTTTATGAATTTGGAAATGGTGAAATTTCCTTAGAAGAAGTGGTTGATAAATTAACGAATTGGAATGTTGAGGATTAGTAAAAAGTGTATTCGGTAGTTCATCGCGAATTAAGAGGAGGATGTTTTTATGGGATACAAAGGAAAAATAACTTGTTCGAAATGTGGAGCAGAGTATAACCTTTATGAAACTAAATTGATGATGAGGGACATAGATTCCGAGAAATGCGATATATGTGGCACAACATTAAAATCATGGAATGGAGGAGTAATGTATTCTGCAAAACTTATCGAAAAAGATAGTAATAATAACGTCAAATAGGCACTCTGTTATTAAGCGCTTACAATTATTCTAATAGAAAGGGATGTAAATGAAACAACTGACAAATCTAGTAAAACAAAAATCTTCATTATTACTAATAGTTTTGTTAATAATTTTAGTAGTAATTGGTGTCATTCTTACTCAAAAGGTTTGGATTGAACCAAGTAATGATAAAGTCGATAGATGGTTAGCTATTTTTCAATTATTAAGTAGTTCATTAACCGTGATTCTAGCTATATTTGCTTTTATGAGTATTCGGGAAAATGCACGTATTCGTTATGGTTCAGTTAGACCTATTATAGTTGTTCGTGAAGCTGATTCTGGTTGTTTGAATAATAATTCAATAGAAGTTGATTATGAACTAGAGAATATTGGTGTGGGTATAGCGGTTGGTATTAAAGTCACTGCTTTAGATTTGGATCACAATTATTTATTTGAAAAAACTTTACCAAGGCTAGAAACACAGCCATACGGAGAGATGTTATCAGTCTTAACAGATATCGCAAATAACCTTAATGAGAATAGTATAATTCTACCTGGCGCAAACAACATTATTGAAGAAGAGGTTATAATTACAAATCAAAAACAAATAATTAATGAATTCACCATAATTATAGAATACAGTAGTATTTATTATAAAAAATATCGTACCGTAGCTCATATGACTTGGGATACAGAGGAACAAGAATATTATATCTCTGAAGAATTTGAGGAAATTAATTAAAAGAAATAAATGGTCTAGTACCCATCCAAAAACCACTCCAAGCTCTCGCCCTAACCTTTCCTATTCCAAATAAATAAAAATCAAATCTATCATTAAATTCCTCATTAAATACAATAGTTTTTAAGCTCGAATATCCAACAGATAGGGGATAAGGGATAGTTAAGCCTCCCTCGTTTTGCTATTTATTAAAATAGAAAAATAAATATATTTAAAAAATGTAAAAGTATATCACAATAAGAATAATGATGTCAATTAAAATATTTGCGTTTTTCTTATTTTCTTGTATAATGATCTAAAAACATACAAGAAAATGGTGAGATGATGCCTAAAAGATCTAATGTTAATGTCATAGTAAAATATTGTATCATCCCCGATGAGGAATTTAAAAAAATACTAATAAAAATTACAGATTGGTATGTAGATGCATTTATGAGGCAATTTGTTGGTTATTTAAATCAACTATCAATTGAAAAACAAAAAGCCAATGGTGAAGAAAATATTAATGAGCACGTTTTTGATAATTGCTTTAGGTAGATGAAAGCAATTCACAGTTTATCATCGATTTGGGGGTATGGCTTTTTGAATAAAAAGCAAGAGTTAAATAAATACAGTAGTGGTGCTGATAATAAAGGCAAAAACATTGGAGTTTTAGTAGAGTTTGGAGACACAAAAAACATAAATGATATAACTCAAGAAACTATATCATTCTTTACCGATATAATTGTGCAAAAATTAAGGGGTGAAAATAATCAAACAAGATAAAGAGCAAGAGCCGCAGTATAGAAAAACTATAGAATATATAGATGGTTGGAAAATTACGAATATATATCCTATCCTTACCAAAGAAGAAAATGAAAAAAGAAAAGAAGAGATTTTAACTAAACTTTATTATGAGTTTACAAAAAATAATACATAGTCATTTATCTATTATCATCGTTAGGAGCGGTAGTTGATGCAACAAGAAAAGATGACCATTAGAGGTATTGAATATGAAGTTCACGTTATTGATGGAGAAACAATATTAAAGAGATATGATGCTAAAGCTAAGATGTGGATCACCCTAGAATTTGCACATGAAGAAGATAGAGAAGAAAAGATTGAGGGTATTAAAGACAGCGTAGTTCGAGGGTTGTTAGGACGCTAGGAGGATGTTTTTGATTCATAAGTTTGGAAATTATAAATAATGCAACAAAAAGTTATATTTAGGAGTGGCGTTTTATTATGGAATATATACTGCAAAATACGGATATTTTTGATGAGGATATAGGAGTAATATTTGAAACAGTTTTGATAGAAAATTTAACTGAGTTTGAAAAAGGAAAGGTTTACAAATTAACTGTAAGTTTTCTTCAGGATTTAACTAAAGATAGTGAGTGGTTACATCTGCAATTAGATAGCATAGATCAGATACTGAAGAATAATAAAATTGAAGTAGATACCATTGTTATTGAAGGGAATAAAACCGAGATCGAGAAAACTGTCAGAATTATAATGACTGAGGAGAATTCAGAATCATTTAACAAAGACGGAAATAAAAAGGAAAGACTTAAGTTTTATATAGTTATCCCTCATGAACCCTCTGAACAGGCAATCAAAAACATGAATAGAACATTTTTCAATATTTGTAGAGAAAGATATTTTGCTGAGCTTATGCAAGATCAAGAAAACTGAAAATTAATTAGCGCCATTAATAGGTAACAATTGAGGTGAGATGATGCCCAAAATTCCTGAAAAATCGGTAATGAAAGAAATCAAAACCATAGAAGATATAGAAAATCAAACACGAATTACTACATATGAAGGCTCAAATATTTCAAAAGTAGTCCATCATCATAATAACAATGTAAAAATGGAAGATGTATTATACGCTTTATGTATGAACTGGCTGAGAGCAAATAAATTAATCTAAAATTTATTTGTTTTATTGGACTATCTCATTTAATATGTCTTCCATATCTATAGTATTGTTATTAAAACCGAACAAGTGTTCTGTATTGCCGATAGTATTTTGCATATTTATTAAATGCCCGATAGAACGGGCTTTTAAGATGATTTATTATTGTTTGATTATGACGATAAAATTGACTTAAAATTAGCGATGAAGTACCGAGATTACTGATGTTTGACGAAGGGATATCGATAAGCCGGGGCATAGTATACAAAGTTCAGACCTTTGTTATTATCATATAATGCCAGATCATATGGAGACTTGGATTCAGTCCACTTATTAATGCGACTAAATACTTGAGTTCGCTGCCACTGGGAATGATAGCGAATTGAAAAACTTAGTTAATCACAAATTCCTCTCTAAAAACGCTTAAAACAATTCTCCTATACCTACAACCCCTGACTACTTTTCGTTCAATTTAGAGCCGATTTTCATTGTATTTAGTTATATATTTACCCTAAGAAATAAGCACCTAAGCGCTTACTTCTTTCCCACCTCAATACCATACTTTTTCAATAAATCTTCAATAGCTTCATCAATCAATTTACTCTGTGGAATCCTAGTTTGATCCGATAAAACCTTCATTGCATCCTTCAATTCTTTATCAATTGATGTAGCGTATTGCACGCGATTTTTTAAATCTGCCAATTAAAACACCTCTTCTATATTTATTTTTCTATTATAATAGTATATGCATGAAATATCAATAAAATACATGAAAATTAATGAAATATCTATTGACATGAAAGTTCATGAAGTTTATAATGAGTTCATGAAGATATTTTATAAGAATTGGAGGGTTTATATTATGCAGAATGAAATGATGAACAAGGTTATTGAGGTATTAAAAAGGTATGGATCTACAAAAACAGGGGATACCCATAAAGCATTTAATGGGTATGAAGATTTAAAGATTGATGAAATTGAAATGCTTGAATATCTTTTTACCTATTGTTCTGAAACTCTGGAAGCGCTTGAAAAGGTATGTGAACATTATAAAGAAGAGTTTAATAAGTCTAATTCTGTATCTGTACTTATTATGAGAACCACATTTGAACTCGATAAAATTTATAATTTTGGTTGGCTTAATAGTAGTAAGGTTGATGTACCGGATACCATTAAAGATATAAAAGAGATACCAATGAAAAACCGCTATATTCGCTATTTGAGTAAATTGAGAGAGATTATGCCGGGCATCGAAGAAATGTTTGTTTCCGCATACAATCAAATTCAGCCTCATTTAAATTTCCTAAGAATAGAACAAGTTTTTCAATATTTGCAGGAAGAGCTGGAATATCAAGGTATTAAAATTCCTTATGCAGAACTTGATCAAGCGTGTCCGCATTTAGTAAAAAGACCGTATTTTAGCAGGGCAAATTATGGTTATTATATTGTTGATAATCATGGTTGTTTTGATGGTCATATCTATTTATCACCTAACAATTGGACTTATATAGCTTTAAAATCTCCTAGTAGATGGCATGGAAATAAATCACTTGGAGAAATATCAATTCAGAAACTAAGAGAATTAAGAGATTTAGCAGGATTTTCAAAAGACCTTGATTGGGAACTTGTTTATGCAAACTATCATGATATGCAAAAAAATGATCCATTCAAAGGTGCAGAAAAATTCATAGAAATAAGTATCGAGATACCTAAAAGAATGAAGGGAAAACACCGTCTAGCATTAAAAGATATATGCAATAAATTCAAACCTATTATTACTGGTATTAATCAGGACTGAAAAGCAAAAAAAGTGGTATAAAACCTCTCTGCAACAAAAAAAATAATAAAAGGAGTGAGTTAATATTGTGTAATGCCAAAGAATATTCAAATGAGCTTCTTCAACTTATAGATAAAATAGAAAGTGAAAAAGTATCCTTAAATAAGGAATTAAGCAATTATGATATAACAACTAGTGACATATTGCATCAAATTGAATTAGGTAATTTTAATGCTTGCGAAGGTTATAAATTGTGTAAAAAATTGCAAGAAATAAGAAGAAATCGAAGAAGGATTAAATATGAATTAGAACCTATAAATAGTTTGTGTGGTAATGCTGGGATTAGTAGTTTAAAAACTAAAGTCAAACATTCTATAGGAAATATTGAAAAATTAGAAAACAGAGAATTGTATAAGACATTAAAATAGAACCCACCTGAAGAGCTTGCGAGACTCAAGCGAAACCACTCTGTTAAATTAGCAGCGTGGTCGTGGGACACCCACTGCCAACGAGGGGATAAATGGCTCCCTCTTAACATATAGTTCTATATTGTTCTTTGAAAATGATATATTATGTATTTAAAAAGAGGAGGGTAAATGTGGGAAAAATTTCCGAATTATTAACCAGGTTTGGTCAGAACGATAATGAAAATACCATGAAACAAATTGCAGAACAACCTAAGATTAGATACTCAAAGGTTTACCAATATTGGGCCTGTGATTATGTTACAGAACAATTAAAAGACATCATTACTCCAGGTAATAAATATAGATTGTTCGAAGGTGAATACCCGGAAGAATTCTATTTTTTTAATGATCAAGGTAAAAGAAACGACCCGTTTATTGCGTTTTATTTAGGTCATTTTATAGAAGAAGATGAAGATGGATTTCAAGAGATTGTAATACCTCCTGAAGCTAGAAAGGTTTTCGTAAAAGGATTATTAATAAGAGTGGAAGACCTGTTAAAAATGTGGGAAGTTATTGAAAATGATTCACCACATGAAGAAGATGATCCTATTGAAGATTTAACCAAAGAAGACATAGAAGAAATGAAAAGGGAAATTAGAGAAGGTAAATTTCGTTCTTGGGAAGAAATCAAAAAGGAATAGTAGAATATTCATATTGACAATATGATGGAAAAAATATTATACTTAAAAATTTAGTTTAAGTGTTGACAATTACTGCTTATAGTATTATCATTAATATTGATTAAAGGGATATAAATTAATGTTCCTCGATTTATATCCTGAGTATAAGGAAGTGAACGAATGAGCAGGAACAACAATTTTATACAGGTATAATTTTGTTTGATTAAAAGTTAATCTTTCCCTATCTCTTTGTTGTTCTTGCTCATTAATGAACAATGAAGGAGGGGATATTATGAATAATTTTATATTGTGAATCCTTTAAGCAAGGGAATTAGCCTACTAATTTGTGGGTAGATTGCGTTGCTTTTTTGCGTTGTTTTATATTTCTTAAAAAGAAGAATTGGAGGAATTTATATGGATAAGATCAAAGAAAATTTACTAAAACAATTAGATGGACAAAAAAACAAACAATACTGCTCTGGTTGTAAAAAGGATACTGTGTATATTTATCATAAAGATGGAATTGCATCGTGTTCTGAACCAGGTTGTGGCTGTAAAGGTGAAATTGATTTAACAGAAGCAATAAAAAGCTTAAAGTCTATAGGTGTTTTTGTGAAATAAGTATATGGAGGTTAGGCAGCCTAGATTAAGTACTGGGTTGCTTAATCCAATAATCAAAGATTAATTAACAATAAAGAAAATTGGAGGATAGATTGATTAATATGGCAATTTTAAATACTGAAGAATTAAATGTAATGGTTGCGAAATATAGAGGATTTTTCAACGAAGCACTACACAGACAAGTAGGAAAAATAATGGGAGATGATAATATCCTGACAGAAAAACACACCGATATGTTTGAGGATATCTTAAATCAGAATTATGAATACTTAGATAACATTAAGGAATTATCTTTTGAAGAAAAGAGGGAACTACTGTGGCTAGATGTTCTGGACTGTATACAGGTTGTTATACACAAAAACGTAGGTTCATCCTCAATAGACCAAGATGTTTTAACTGTTCTTACACCATTAGTGGTATTGGATGATCTTTTTTATTTTACAAGAGAGCTTCAAGATTATAGACAAGGTATAGACAAAGCTAAAACACCAGAAGAGGTTGTCAATGAAATAATGAAGGATGTAAGCGAGAAAAAAGGTTATTACAATAGATTGGCAGCTTATAGATGTCTTATAGATTTCATTAATACAGGAAAATTCAAGAAAACTGAAGTTTATGAAGTGTTATCGGAATTACCAGAAGATAAGCAAAAAGAGTTAATGGAAGTATATGGTGATGATTGTATATCCTCGCTGGCTCCTAAAAAAAAGAATTCTAAAAGAAAAATGACAGCGTAACGAGTCTTTAAGCTGATTGAATTGCCCTGACCGGATCTAGCTGGATATAATGACCGTTGCTATCAAGGCAAAATTAAATTAAGTGGTGAATTAGGTGGTGTTGCTTGGCCTTAACTCCCGTCAGTTTATGGACAATATACACCGTCTATCACCGGACATTATGGGGTGGCTCTAACAACCAGGGGAATTAGGAGCCGGGGCTGCTTACTGCCAAGTGGAACAAATTAAATAGATAGAAAATAAGGAGGATAATATATTAGTGACTGAAATGAACCAAAAGATGAACCAAATTCTAAAAATAAATATCAATGAATTTAAGGGTAACACCTTAACAATAGATGAAAAACAATTAATGAAATACACAACCCTGATGCAGGAATCGGAAGTATTGAGGATAGTCAAATTTTTAAACCCTGAGAATAAAAAACCAATGTCCAAGAACTTAAATTATCCGTACATAAGGGATCTCATCATCGTAGATATTGGTGATGATACTCAATTAAATAAAGAGTCAAAAGGATATCTGACTTTTAATGGTGATAAATTTAAACGCCTTATGGCTAGTTCTAGCAATATCCGTAATTCTAAAGCGGTTATGATTAAAGAATCATTATTTAACAAGGTGAATAATATTTTGCTATGCGGTCTAACTGCTGATTTAGAATATGATGTCCTTGCCAAGTTCTCAAGCTACTATGCTTTATGCAGCACTGATTCAATTCCTGTAACCATGCCTAGAATTGTTATCATTGACGATTATAAGCATGATATTGAAGAAACCTTTGACTTAGTTAAAGAAACAGCAAAAGGCCTATATGAAGTAGAGAATGATCAAAAATGTAAAACTGAGATTGTACCTTTTGACGGAGCTGGCCTTGTGTCATTGGATTTTACAAAAATATGGTGTGAAGATTTAGAAATTAAACTTAGTGACGATAAAGAAAAAAATAAAAAACTTATCCCTGCTTGTTGGCAGTTTAGATTTATACCTTGTGGTAAAGGTAATCTATATACTTTTGACCTAAAAGAATATGCCCAAGAAAAAGGGGTTGCCCAGATAACTGATTTGTGGGGTAGAACCTGGGATATATTTGATCCAGAAGGAAATCTATTAGTTGATGTCGTGCTAACGAAGTCACAATTCAAATTCCACAAGCAATATAAAAGTTATGAGACTTGGTTAAATGCCTTTAATAGCAAAACGCATGACTATGAGCGAACTTTTAATATATCTGGCTACTCAGATGCCAAACATCTAACTGACAAGGTTGTACTGAGTTACCAACCACTTCAGACGCTATCGTTTGATAAAGAAGAAGTCAAAAAACTATGTTATAAAACAATTGAAACATACCGCAAAATAAGAAATGATGTAGACGAATTCCTGAAATATAGGGGTTTGAGAGATAGAGTTAATCCTGAAACAGGTGAATTAATTCAAGAAGAACGCTATATTCCACCTTTTTATCAGGCTTTAAAAGAGAATAAAGATTTATTTAATGATACTTACATACAATCTAAGATTAAAGATGATCTTGAAGGCTTTAAAAAACGTAGTTGTAAAGGTATGCTTTTTTTAAATGGCAGCTATCAGACACTAATTCCCGATTTAGTGGGATTGGCTCAACATGCCCTTAGATTACCTGTAACAGGGGTACTTCAAAAAAATGAAGTTTACAACCAGTTTTACTCGGATAAGGTTTATAGGATTGCTCTATGTAGATTTCCCCATATTGCCAAAGAGTGGAAGGTTTCAAATGTAGTTAAACCAAGTCATGAAGATGCAAAATACCTTGATTATACCAATGAGGGGTATGTGGTTAATATATGGGATAGTATTGCATTAAGAATGGGAACAGCAGATTTTGACGGGGATTGTATCTACGGAATAACGGAGCAGACCATCTTAAGTGCTTTAGATACACAAGAGAGCAATACTATATTACATATACCTCTTGAGTTATCTGAAGAAGAAAGAAATATACCAAAACCTCTCTATCCTATCAATGATATGGAGAAACTCATTGAAACAGATTGTAATGGCATGAAAGGTGGTATAGGCCAGTGTGTTAATGATATTACTACGCTATGGTCACTACCTCAAACAGAGCAAAGAGATAATTACATAAAAATTATGAGTGTGATTGGCGCACAAATTATTGACTATGCCAAAACAGGTATATTAGCTCAAACACCCACTGAAATTAAGAAATTTTTGTCTAAACATAAATTACCTTATTTCATGCGGTATAAGTATCCCAAAGAGCTTAGAAGTGAAAAAAGAAGGAATAGTATCAGGAGAATTAAAGACTTACAGGAGATAAAACAATTAAACCACAATGGGTGCACTGTCAACCTGATTTGTTGGTATCTGGAAGAACAATTTGCAAAGATTGATAAGGTTTCCGAAATTAATTATGATGATAATTTTCAATGGCAAAAGTTATTAAAAGAAAAAGCTAATCAATACTCAAAAACTTATGATTCGGTAAAAGCCATGATGAACAGATTTAACAAGCAGCATAGTAAGTTATCCCAAGATAGAATATATCAATCTAAGCCACAGGATATCGATGATAGTAATTATAAATATAGGATTTTTTATGATTATGTTAGGAATTCCTTATTGTCCTTATGTCGTGCTAATGCTGATGTGGATAAGATTTTAGATTATCTACTGATTATTTGTTATACGGACAAGAAATACACTGATAAGGCTATTCTTTGGAATTGCTTTCCCGATGAGATGATAGCCAGGGTAAAAGGTGAATATTATGAGCAAAAGGATTTTGATACTAAGGTAATAGAACTCAAAGCAAAAAAGGCAAAAAAGCAAATAAAGCAAATTACTAAAAACAATGAATTAGTAAAGGTTAACCTTCGGATAGATCGGGAGATTAAGGATGAAGATGGTAAGGTTATTAGAACCGAAAAAAACAATATTGATGTTACCGACATTAAAGTCAATGTGTATCAATCGGAAATAGACTATATTCGTAAGGCTAAAATACCATGGAATTATAAGAGCGTATTGTTTATATTGCTGGTTTTGAATAGGTTGCATAAAAATAATTATGCCAGATTCTTTATTTGTCCAGGCAAAAAAAATAAAATGACCCCTTCCCATATTGCTAAATTGGCAGATATTAATTTTAGGCAATATGAAAAGATTATAACAGAGTTATATGAAGGTAAATACTATCAATCCCCAACAGGGTATACAAACCTATTGATTGATATTAATTTTATGGCTAATGAAGAAGATGATGGTATTCCGGCGTTTACAATCACTAACATCAACGACATTAAAAAATATTTGAAAAAATCGTTGACAGTAGCATCATAGATATAATATAATAATATTTTTTGAAACTCTAAATTTTGCAACAAAATAACCCCCTGAAAAACTAGAATAATCAATAGTTTTTAGGGGGTTATGCAAATATTAATATAGGAAAAGGAAAATATTGAAATAATAATAAAAATTATGAAAGGAGAATATTAAGGTGAGACAGATGGAAGTGAGAAAAAGACTGAATAAGTTCATTGCTGATGAAGGTGTGACTGCAAAATTTATTGCCAACAAGGTCAATATTCATGAGTCCAATTTATCAAAATTTAGGCGTAATATGTCAGATTTATATCCTGAACAGCTTGATACAATAGAAATATTTTTGAATAGTAAACAGCAGCAGAGCAAATAAAAAAGGGTACGCATATTGTAGTACCCTTTAAAAACTATATTTTTCTGAAAAATGAGCATATCTTGCACAACGCCAGTTTATCAAAATAATTAGCAGTTGTCAACAACAAAAAAGAGAGGGTTAAAAATGACAAATGAATTAGTTAAACTCGTATATGCCGCCTCGGTAGCTAGGGGTCTATTAAAGTTGGGGTATCAGATTGTTGATATCAAACCAAACAAAGAAAATACCGATAGAACAGTGTTTATATTTAAGGATATTCCGGGACTTAAAGATGATTTGCGAAGGTTAACTACTTAATAAATTATCAAAGACCAAAACGGAAAAGAAAGGGGTAAGGATGGCAAAAAAACAATTAAATGAAGAAGAAATGATAGGAGAATTGATCAAAGCTCCAATATTAGAGAAATACTTTGATGATGAAGAAAATTTTGATGTTAACAAAGCAAGTAATGAAATATTATCACTCTATAATATAATATCTGTCCCAAAACAAGGCCATTTCATATTTAATGGCAAATACTGGACGGACGTAGAAAAACATTATATTGCCCAATTAATTACATTCGAAATGAAAATGTTATCAAAACCGTTCTATACGAAACAAATTATTGAACATATTGAACATAAGAAATATACCGAATTAAAATACATAAATAAAAATAGAAATAGGCTGGTCTTAAATAATGGTACATTAGATTTATCTGATTGGGAAAATCCTATTTTTTATAAAGAAAAATATTTTATAGATGATTTTACAACTATTCATTTTAATTATAAATATGATATTGATTCAAAATGCCCTAATTTTGATAAATACTTATCATCTACATTTGAAGGAAATCCAGAGAATATTAAAACAATTCAAGAAATGTTTGGGTACTGTCTAACCACTAATACAAAGCATGAGAAAATATTCTTGCTTTATGGCGAGGGAGGCAGCGGAAAATCAGTCTTGATTGATACATTAAAAACATTAGTTACTGACGCAAATTATGCGAGTATTCCAATGTCTTTATTAGATAAATCATTTCTTAGGGCTGGTTTAAAAGATAAGATATTAAACTTTTCTACAGAGGAATGTTCTAAGCTAGTTAAAGACTCTGCAATCAATTGGTTAAAAGCAATTTCTAGCGGTGATCCCATCGAAGCTCAGTTTAAAAATAAAGATACCTTCAATTTTAAACCCTTCTGCAAGTTAGTATTTGCTATGAATGATCTTCCTGTAATCCAAAACTTTGACGATGCATTACAGCGAAGATTTGTAATTATTCCATTTAATAAAAAGTTTCGTGGTGATGAAATTGACTTAGAACTTAAAGAGGGAAAATTACATAGCGAAATGAGTGCCATTCTTCAATTTGCGTTAGCTGGATTAAAGAGACTGGGAAAACAAAGGGACTTTACATATTCTCAAGAATCAAAAGATATGTTGATAAACTATAGGTCAGAAAGTAACCATGCTGAGAGATTCGCAGATATATATCTGGGTATTGGAAAATCTGATATATATCTAAAGGTTAATGCCGTATATGAAAAATACAAAAAATATTGTAACGGAAATAATGATATTCCATTAACAAATACTGAATTCAAAAAGATTATAAAAAGAAAGTTTGGATTGTCACAGGAAAGAAATATAAAGAAAATAGATGGTAAAACGGAAGAAGTCTATGAATTAGTATATAAAGAATCCGAGAATAAAAATGCATTATCTTTAGCTATATGATAGAAAAAAGGTTACAAAGCTATTGCTAGGTTACACAAGGATGTAACCGCTAGAAACAACTAATATCGGGGGTTTCGAGCTATAAGTTACAAAGTTACATGGTTACACTTTATTTGAGTGAATAAAAAATATAGGGTATATATTTTATGAAGTGAAAATTTTTTGTAACTTTGTAACCGAAGGTGAAAATGGTCTTAAAAGCCAGTGAAATAGAGGGTTTGAAAGGTTGCATTTGTTTGTAACTTTTTTGTAACTTCTATATTATTTTGTAACCTCATTAAGTAAACACCTAATAATTTCAGGATTTACTTTTTTGCTTTTACTTCTCAAATGCTGGGGGATGGGGTTTACCCCATAAACCAAGGCATTGGGAATAAAATAAAAAATAAACGTGATAAATTATTAGTCAATTAATGATCTATAAAATAAATAAAAAATACGTTGGGAGATTTTGCTACTGCAAAAATCTACCGGCCCGCTGGCAGGCGACCTCCGGTAGGCATAATAGGTTAATACAATTTTATTAATCCTCTAAATAAGGGGATTATTATTTTGTCATAAATTAAATCGAAAGGGGTTAATCATGCAAGAGAAAATGTTTCGAATAATAAGTGTTGAGAACTACTGGCAACGTGCCGGAGAAGCAATTATTGAATGGTGGGTTCGTGAGGATGATACTATAAAAATCACACGGGAAACTGTTCCATTTAGAGATTTCATGAATTTAACCTATTTGTATAGAGAAATTAAGCTTAATGGTATTCGAAAATTTAATGATGATTAGAGGATTGGATTTATGGAAAATAACAAGCAGCCAAAAGGGGTAACTCCCAAATGGTTATATGAAGAAGTTAGAGCAACAGACCTAGCAAGGGCATTGCATGAGAGAATCAAGGGTAAAGATATGTTTGATTTTAATCCTACATATTCAATTCAGTATTTGATTGAATGGGCTAAAGAGTTGGTTTGGAGGTTAGAAAACCTCGAAAGCATGAAGGATGAACGATTTTAAGGGGAAGGGCGTTAACTATGGAAATGACTATTAATTATGGCAAATGGGATGAAGTTTTTAATTATCGTTGGTTTGAATCAGATTATTTGAAAATGAGAGATTACTTAACAGGTTGTTGTGTAAACGAGTGTTTACCACAGGAGATTGATTTAACTAATAATAGAACTTATGTGTGTAATATAAATGATACTTATATGGTTGAAGCGGAATTTAACGATAATGATTTAATTATTCAATACCATCAAATATTTGAATGGTATGAAAAGGAAACAAAATACGGGATAATCCGGTTGTTGCGGAGAGTTCCCGAAGATAGATATATGGATATATTTGAATACATAAAAGTATCGGTTAGTGATTGGTATGATGTTATTTTTGATGAATGGATTAAAAGTATAGATGATATGAATAATGATTTAACGCCTTGTGGAGATGATAGGTTAGACTGTATTGATTGTTGCGGTTATGGCGTGTGCGAGTTTACCAAAGGAAAAGTTAATCCAGATGATTCTTTAACTTTGGAAGAAGCATTAAAACAAACACTTGGGTTGGATTTGGATAAGGTTAGGAAGGCTTTTAATTGAAATGTTGTCCCTATCAGCCTATGAGATATGTCTGCCCGGCAGACCTGGGACTTTAAAAATAAGGCTGCTATGATTCTCCTTTTTTTATTATAGTTTTAATAGCCCTGGCAGATGGCTGAAAATTATTATCTTGGAGTAGGTTTGAGAAAGGCCTATTGCAAGATAATTCGGTTATTAGTCCCTTATTAGATTTTTATTAACTGTTTGGGTTAATAGTCTGTAAGGGATTTGTAATATTTGAGATGGCATTAGCATGAATATGAGTTGTTGCTTACTCGCCAGTAGTCAATCTGGCCCCTCCTTACAAAAGCTTAAGCAACTAGTCCATGGTGAGTATTCCATGGTATTGAGGTATTGGTTATGTTGCTGATACCTCAATATCCTTTTTTAATGGTTGGATTAAAAATATTTTAAGAATGAGAGGTAAATAAAATTGGTTAAAAATGCGGATATAAAGGAATCTTTAGAGGATGATATTAAACCAAAATCAAAAAGGAATATAAAAAAAGTTCTCAACCGGGATTTGATTGATTCTGAAAGCTTTGAAGATTTTAATAAGTATGATATTAATATTGAGGAGATTGTAATGCCGGTAATAACGAAAGAACCAGAGAGTGTTATTCCTTTGGAGCTGTCGGTTAAAACTATAGAGACAGGGCAATTAACCGAGGATGTGGTTAAAGTGCTACTGGATGAGCAGTATGAGCGTATTGCGATTATGGTTAATGAGAAGATGAATGACTATAACTACCGGATGTATAACTCATTTAAAGCTGAATTCAGACGCTGGTATGAAGGGTATTATGATCGTTTAAATAAGCGTTAATAAAATTTTCTTAACAAAGGTCTATATTTTTCATATTTTGCAGGATTTTCCTTCTTTCTGTCTAATTATGGTAAGGGATGGATCGGAGGAGAAACAATGACGCAAGAAAAAAGCGAAATATATAAACAGGTAAAAAATAACTTAGATGCAACTTACAATTTTTTACTAGATAAAGACATAAACTTTGCAATTAAGTACTCAAATTGGTGTATAACTAAACTAATAGAAAGTCATGCCGATGAAATATATGACGAACTTTTTAAAGTAATAAAGTCTTTACAAGAGAAAAAAGCTCTAAAAGATGATATTCAAAAAATAGTTATAAAAAGGAATAAATATGCACCACAAAACTACCCCAAGAATCTGGACTTCGGAGATATTGTATATGTAAATTATGGTAAAGGATATTGTACAGAGCTATCAGATTACCATTTTAGTGTAATTTTGTCTGATAGAGTTGGAAGCCAATATCTTATTGCGCCATTAACAAGTGAAAAGCCTAAAGGAAAAGTTTTATCATATAACGATCTTCAACTCAATGATATAGAAACAAGTTACGTGTCATTAAATCAAATTAGATTTATTAGTTACAGAAGATTAAAAAATATTCCAGGTATACCAAATGGTCGAAAGAATATAAATGTAATAGATGGGCAAGATAGAGTTAAGGAAATCTTAGATGCGTTTAATGAAAGAATAAGACTTAAAAACAAAAAATAGCATTGACAGAAAAAAGATTTATGCATAAACTAATATTAGAAAAATCATATAAAGATTATTCATATTTAAGAACCTTGTCATTAACGGCAGGGTTTTTAGCTTTTACAGATCTTTGTAAGGTCTCTTCTATACCCTGTCTCCCTGTGTGAGGGGTAATACCGAAGTCAATTATTTGAGCCGAAATGGCTCTTTTTTATTGGAATGATTCAAATTAGTTATAGATTATCTAATATTATAGAGGTGATAAAAATGGCACAAGGAGATAGATTTAAGACTCCTGAAAATATTGAAAGATTTGTTACGATGGTCATTTTAGGTTGTGATAGACCTGATATTCAGAATGAAATTGGTATTAAAAGAGCTACCTATTATGTTTGGATGAATGATTCTAATATAATTGCTGAGTTGGATTCCCGTAGACGTGAAATAAAAGACCAGGGAATGGCATTTATCAAAGGTAGATATAAAAGATACCTAGAAAACATTGACAAACTCTGCAATGATACCACTGACAGGCGTACTTGTTTGGCTGCTAATCAATTCATGGTAGAGAAGATGGATGGAAAAGCTACATCCAGGCTTGAAGTTGCTGATAATAGTACCAAAGATGAATATATTGATCCTTTAGATGGCATTGAAGATAGTGAAATTACTAATTTACAATTGATTAATTAATCTGACATAATGTTATTAAGTAAGATAATAAACATAGTAGTATTGGGGCTTAAAGTATTTATGCTTAAAAGCTTGCTTTGCAATCTGACATAATATATAATATACAATATAATATGACATATAGGAGCGGATGGCATGAATACTGTTCAACCTTTGAGAGATAAGAAAGATATTGAGAAAATGAAAAGCTATCTTAAGGATAGAAACCCAAGAGATTACTTAATGTTTATGATCGGTATATCCAGTGCTTTAAGGATATCAGATATATTAAAGCTCAAGATATCCGATGTATGGGATGGTAAGAAGGTTAATACTCATATTGATATTAGAGAAAAGAAAACTGATAAAGGTAAAAGGTTTGCCATATCCCCCAACCTTGAGAAAGCATTAAGGGATTATATAAAATCAAATCAATTATCCCCCGATGATTACTTGATAACCAGTAAGAAGCCTGATAAGGATGGCAATAGTAAACCAATATCGAGACAACAAGCACATGAGATATTAAGTAATGCTGCTGATTGGATTGGTATTAAGGATGCTGTATCAACTCATACAATGCGTAAGACTTGGGGTTATTGGGCTTATAAGAGTGGTGTTAGTCTTGCCTTGATAATGGAAGCATTGAACCATTCGAGCATTGCGAATACTAAGAAATATTTGGGGATTACTCAAGATGATTTAGATGAAGTATATATTAACCTGAATTTGTAGGGGATTAGATTTCATTAAAGGGGTGGCCTTCTATCCTGGTAAGTATGGGGGTCGATGTGGTTATCCATACAATTTTTTTCACAAAATTTAAGAACGAGGTATAAGATGCTAATCCCCATAAAAACATAGGTAATTTTATTACTAATTACTGTAATATTTCGCTCTACATTCAACGATAAGTATCAATCCCTACAAATATATATCCAGAATTTTAACGCAGGTTTTTACCTGTGTTTTTTAATGTTTTCTATTTGTTTTTATGCCAATAAAAGGTGGTGAGTAAATATCTCAACAATCAAAACCAATGACAATGATAACGATAAAGAAGATCGGATTCTTCTTTTGAAATATCTATCCAATTTCTATGGTTTAGAAAAAGCCAAAGAATTGATGATTAAGAATAAAAATAACCTGTGGGGGGACCATGGCCTAGCGTGGTCATTAGGTCAAAGATCAATACCTTTCTTCTGTCAGTACTATCTTCAAGATATTTTTCGGGTTAAATCTGATAATGAAGCAAGGAATTTAGCATCTTTCCATTATGACCTATGGAAAACCCTTGAAGATATGATTATCTTAGATGAATTTGATCGTTTAGTCTTATGTTTACCAAGAGGTCATGCCAAGAGCACAGTAGTAACATTCGCATTAGTTATCTGGTTGGCAGTATATCAAAAGTCATTTTACACCATCGTACAGGGCAAAACTGAAGCAGATGGAGTTAAATTTCTTTCAGATGTTCGAGCAGCATTTGAAAATAATGAATACATAAAGAAGAGTTTTGGAGATTTGATAAATACTAATACTAAGCGTTTTACAATCAATAAGAATGAGCTTCATTTAGCTAATAATTGTAAGATTGAATGTTTATCTTCAACTTCTTCCCTTAGAGGTCGTAAGCACTTAGGGAAAAGACCATCATATATAATAGCTGATGATATTGCTGGTTTGGATGATTGTATTACAGAGCAAGCTAAGCAAAAGAAGTTAGAAACATTCCAGAAGGATGTTCTTTATGCCGGTGATACTGCCGTAATTCGTGACGGTAAAAAGATCAAACCAGGTTCTAAATTCATTATATTAGGCACTGTATTAGCGGATAATGATTTCATTTCTTCACTTCTCAAGGATAAATCCTATTGCCATATTCTTAAAAGGGGTATGCAGGTTCCAGATGAATATAGTGATGTGGATGATTACTTCATAAATTATCCTTTATGGGCTGAATTCAAAAAGATATATTATGATCCGAAAAATCCTTATGCTGAGATTGATGCAAAGGATTTTTATTTTACACATGAAACGGAAATGACATTTCCTGTGTTGTGGTCTGATAAATACTCTTGTTATGATTTAGCCTTAATGTACTATTCAGATCCAAGGGGTTTTAAATCTGAAATTATGAACGATGCAAGCAAGATAGGAGAGAAGATATTCCATCAAGTCAAAACTATATCAAAAGAAGAAATAGAATCATTAGAATATATAAAGACCATTATGGTTGTCGATCCTGCGGTTGAAACAGGGGCAAGGAATGACTATACCGCTATATGCGTAGGTTCTAAACTTGCCAATAGCTTTAGATATATCCGTAAAGGCACTATAGAGAAACATAAATTTGATGATTATATACAGAAGGTAATTGATTTACTTAATGAATATCCCGAAATATCTTATATTTGGATTGAAAAAAATACATATCAGGGGCTTGATGAAGCAGAAATCAGAAAGCGGATCAAAGAAGATGAGATTCTTTCTAAGCGAAATATTGAGATTGAGTCCCAAAGACAATTGAAAAATAAGCATAATAAAATCTGTTCAATAGCTGGAAAAGTGGATTCCGGCTATTTTATTTTTAATGAGGAAGATAAAGATTTTGCTAATCAGATTTTAGATTATAACGAGTTTGCCAAGCATGATGATGCTCCAGATGTGTTAGCGGAATTTGACAGGCTCATTGACGAGGTGAACCAAATATACAAACTAGAATTCCTAGACAGAAGCAAATTATTTTAAAGAGGTGAATTTATGCCTGTTGATAAAGAATTAAAAGACTTAACAGATAGATGCTATCAAGATTACCTTTGCCAGTTGCCATATTACCAAAGAATGCAAAGATACTACCAAAATGAGAGTGATGTGGTTATTGAAAAGAGTGATATTGATACTACATCTACAAGCAAGATAAAAAATAACTATTTAAAGCGTTTTATTAAAGAAGAAGCCGACTATATCCTGGCTAATCCAATAACTTACATAAATCTAAATTTAGAACAAAATCTTGAAGAAGTTGTTAAATATCAATTATCTCACTGGAAGGAAGACCATGATAAAAAGCTATTTCGTAGGGCTTTACTCTATGGTAAAGGCTTTGAATTATATTACATAGATAAAGATGCTCAGTTTTCTTCTCGTATTATTTCCCCACTGGAGGGTTATCCCTACTTTGAGGATGAAGAATTAAAGCTATTCATTCATATTTTCAGGAAACCTCTAGATGATACCTACTCAATATATATGGACGTTTATAGTAGCAACAGAATCTATCATTATAAAAATAATGCCTTAATTAATGAAGATAGTCATATTTTTGGCGAAATTCCGGTAGGTGTTTGCCTGGTTGATGATGATGAGAAGGATACTTTATTTGAGGATATCTACACGCTTCAGAATGCGTATGAGACAAATATCAGTGATTTAAGCCATGAAATCAGTCAGTATAGGCAATCTTATTTAAAAATATTGAATGCTGAATTTGATGAAGCCGATTTACCTAACATGAAGAAAATGGGTATTCTCAAAGGCAAGGGCGATAAGGTTACTATCGAATGGTTGATAAAACAGATTAATGACAGTTTTGTGATGAATACCTTAAAGGAAATCAAGCAAAACATGTATGAGTTATCCTGCCATATCAATAACAACGAGCAAGTTCCCAGTAATAACTCATCACTGGCAATGAGAACAAGGCAATTAGCACTGGAAAATAAGTGCAAGTCAAATACCAATGCAATGCACAATTTGATTAAGGATAGGATTAGATTCCTGTTTAAATATTTATATATATTGCAGAATCAGCAGCTTGATTACAAATTGATTAAGCCAAAATTCACTCCTTCCTTGCCCCAGGATGATTTAATGATGGCTCAAATATTGAGTCAGGTTCCTGAAAACTTAATTAGTAAGAAGACCGCCAGAGCGCAGTTCTCATTTATTGATAATGTAAGTCTGGAGGAGCAACAGGTTAAAAAGGAACTGGACGAAGAAATGAGCATTGATCTAGATAAGGTTGATGACAATGGATAATCTACAAAAAGAAATATTAGGTTTAAAACAATTACTAGATAAACAAGTTGAAAACAATATGAAACCCATTATTAAGGCATTTAAAAATACTTTGGATGATGTGCGTTTAGAAATTGCCAAATTATATGCCCAATATGGTGATATAGCAACAATGAATCAAGCTCAAAGGACAAAAGAGCTTAAAAAACTTGAATCTTTCATTTTAGATCAAGCCAAAAATCTTAATATCATTGAATCAACCAAAACAAAAGAAATATTAAAAGAATCCTTTTCAGAGTCCTATTACAGGACTTTTTTTACTGTTCAAACTGGTGTTATGGCTGAGATACCTTTTAAGGTTCTATCTGATACCTTTGTCGAATCCGTTGTAAATCAGAAGTTTGCAGGGGAACGGTTTTCGGATCGTATTTGGACAAATAAAAAATTGTTAGTTAGCAAACTTAATAAGATTATTAAAAATGGTGTTATTCAAGGGAAAAGCATAGAAAAAATGACCAAAGATATAAAGGATATATTCGGTCAAAGTGCCTATGTATCGAAAAGATTAGTCCGTACTGAAACAGCCAGGGTGCAATCGGATGCCAATATAACTTTATATGAGGATTCCAAATTAGTGAAAAAGGCTATGTATGATGCAACTCTTGATAATAAAACCTCAGATATTTGTAAATCCAGAGATGGCAAGTATTGGGACATGGATGATCCCTCAAAGCCGAGAATACCAGCACATCCAAATTGTAGAAGTTGCTGGATACCCGTTGTTTCGGATTGGAAGCCAAGAACCAAAAGGGATAATATCACTAAAGAAATTATTCCTTACCAAACCTATGAGGAATGGGCAAAGGAGAAGGGGATTGAGTGATTGAAAGCGGAAGAGACTCAAAGACAAAAAGACAAGAAAAGAAAATTAAACCAGTTTAATATTGATAAAATCGATGATTTTATTAAAGAGAAAAATAAAAAACAATTTGGTCATATATGCGATAAGTGCAATAAAAGATTTAGATGCGATAAAGCGAAAAATTCAATCGTACTGAAATGCAGTGAGTTTGAGCAAAAGCAGTACCAGAACAAAAATGACAATTATAGAAAGCGTAATAAATGGGCTAAATAGCCTGTTTTTTATATTTTATGGACTTATAGGCCAGAACTATAAGGCCGGAAGGAGTTATATAGATGGATTTTAATGAGGTTAAAACTTATATCGAGCAAAATATTCAGAATGAAGAGGTTCAAGGCTATATTGGGGGTTTTGTAACACCTGATAGGGTAAATAATTTCTTGGATACTGAGGAAGGCAAAAAGATCCTCCAACCAAAGGTAGATAGCCACTTTACCAAGGGGTTAGAAACTTGGAAAACAAATAATCTCGAAAAGCTGATTAATGAAGAAGTTTCTAAACGCAATCCACAAGAAACGCCGGAACAAAAGCAAATTCGGGAATTAACTGAAAGACTTAATAAAAAGGAAACTGACGAGAGAAGGCAAGTTGTAAAAAACCATGCTCTTACACATGCGAACAATAAGAAATTACCTGTAGATATTATTGACTTCTTTCTTGGTGACAATGAAGAAATTACGACTACAAACCTTACTAAACTTGAAGAAGTTTTAAACAATCATATTGCAACAGCAGTGGAAGAGAGATTAAAAGGTGGTTATAAACCTCCTGCTGGCGGTAAGTCAGACGAAAAAGATTTACTTGCTGAACAAGTAAGAAAAAGCCTAAACGGTGGATATTAGTCAAATTTAAATTAGAAAAGGAATGGTGAATTTATATGGCAAACGTAATCGAATATGCAAAGGTATTTCAGACTGAACTTGATACTCAAATGGTAGCTGGTGCTACTAGCGGTTGGATGGAATTGAATTCCGACATGGTTAAATATAATGGTGGTAATGAAGTTAAGATCCCCAAAGTTGTCATGGATGGCTTGGCTGATTATGACAGAGAAAATGGTTTTAATAAAGGTTCTGTATCTCTGTCCTTTGAAACCCATCAATTGACTCAGGATAGGGGTAGAACTTTTAGCTTAGATGCTATGGATGTTGATGAAACTAATTTTGTTGCTAATGCTGGATCAATATTAGGCGAGTTCCAGAGGACTAAAGTTATTCCTGAAGTTGACGCTTATCGCTACTCTAAAATAGCTACTAAAGCCATTGCAAGTAGTAAGGCAGTGGGTGGATATACTGCTGTTACTGCTGATATTTTGGATAAGTTACTTGCCGATGTTTATAAAGTTTATGACATTGTAGGCGAAGGCACTCCTCTTGTTATCTCAATGAATATGGCAATAAGTCCAATTTTGGACTTGTCCGATAAGATCACTAAGAGACTTGATGTCATCGATTTCCGAAAGGGCGAAATGAGCATTAAAACTTTGGCTCTTGATGGAATTCCTATTGTTCGTGTGCCTTCAGCACGGATGAAAACTGGTTATGCATTCTTTGATGGTACAACTGCTGGACAAACATCAGGTGGTTTTCAGCCAGTTGCAAAAGCAAGTGTTACTATAGCTGATGTTAAATATGAAGCAGCTTCTGTTGGTACAGCAGGTAATGCTTATACAGTTACAATTGTTCAAGGAACTGGGGTAAGTGCAACAACTGCTGGTGTAGTTGATGCTACTGGCAATCTTACTATCACATTAGGAACTAATAGTAGTTCTGTTGCTCTATCTGTAAAGGCTAGTGACATTGCAGCTTTAACCTTTACTGGTGATGGTGCGGCTTTGATTACTGCTACTGCTGTTAGTGCGAATACTGTACAGAGTGCGTCAACTGTTAAATCTCTTGCTGGTGGAGCTGGTTCTGGTGATGTAGCAAAATCCATTAACTGGATCATTACTGCTAGAAATACTGCTATAGCTGTATCAAAAACTGATATTCCTAGAATATTTGATCCTATGACCAATCAAACTGCCAATGCTTGGAAGATTGATTACAGAAAATATCATGATTTATTTATCCCTGATAATAAGGTCGATGGTATCTATGTAAACATCAAAGAAGCACTTGCTTAATTAAGCTGAGAGGATTATCAAATGTTTAAATTACAGAAAGAAAATGTAAGTTAAAATTGTTGATTCTTCCTCAATGCGTGACAAATTGATTAATATGGGGTTTGCCTTAGTGCAGACCCCTTTTGATTTTAATGTGACGGTTGACGAAGAAATTATACAGGGAACTATAGAATCTGAACATGAAAAGAAGAAATCAAAAATACCTTCTAAACCAAAAAAGGCAGGTGATTAATTTGTTGTTCAACCAAGCAAAAAGCGGGACAATTACTATCCCCAGTACCGAAAATACATATATTTTAGAATTTGAAAAAACTATGTATGATTTAACGATAGATTTTGATGGCCCAATTTCATTAATATTATTTAAAGTCAAAATTAATGATGGTGATCCGATTAAACTATATGAAATAAATCCAACTAGATTTAATAACATTGAAATTTACAAAATTGAATTTATTAAACAATTCACTGTATCCGATGATTTCGATGTTTACTATCAAGGCTTTGTTAAGAGTTAGGTGGTGGTTGAATGCTTGAATTGATGAAAGAATTATTGGGTATAAGCGACACAAGTAAAGACACTACCTTAAATTTTCACTTGGATAACGCTCAATTGGCAATTAAAAACTATTCCAATATAGATGAAATCCCCGAAACTCTTAATAGTACGATTGTTAAATTGGCTATTTTCTATTATAAGAATGATAGTCTGGTAGGGGTTATTCAATCAACCCAAGGGAGTAGATCAAAGACACTAGTTGATGGTATTCCTCAATCAATTAAGGATTGTTTACCTCCACCAAGGATTAAGGTGATGGGGTAATGTTCTATGATAAAATATTAAATCTTTTAACAAACACTGAGGGCTATATCGATGATTGGGGTATCTATCATGAGGGAACAGAATCAGTATTAAAAACAATAGATTGCGATATTCAACCTTATTCGGGCGAACTGCTTTATCGGGAATATGGTTACCAGGAGCAAGTAACCAAAAGAGCATTCTGCGATATTGATGATGATATTAAGATGGAAATGACTGTTACTGATGCAATAGGTAAGAAATTTAAGATCATCAAAATCATTGCATGGGATGATTATTTGGATGTGATGCTTGATGATGAGTAACCCTTTTAAAGCGGTAATCACTGATGTGATGACAAGGCGCGAAAAAGCGGTAGAAGAGGTTTGTTTAATTGTTGAAGCAGATGCTAAGTTAAATTGTCCTGTTGATACTGGTACTCTAAAAAGATCAATAACACATAAGGTTGAAAGTGATGATAAAAAGACTGTTGGAAGTGTTGGTTCTAATGTTGAATATGCTTACTGGGCAGAAAGACAAAATCCATATCTTGAACCAGCAGTTGATCAAAATAAACAAACTATTATGAATAAAATTGAAGAGGTTTTAACGCCATGAAAGTAATACGAAACTATTTACTTGAGGATTTGCAGTTAAAAGCCTTACTTAACAATCAGGAATCAATTTATTTGGTAGAAAAACCAAAAGAAATAGAGAATGAGACATATCTAGTTTATTTCTTTAAACCCATTTCAGGGGGTTATATAAAGGATTATCAAATTGAATTTCGATTGATTAGCAAGGATCTAAGCAAGTTACTTGCAATACAGAGTAGGTTAATGAAACTGCTCGATGATCCAAGAGATAAAACGATAATTAAAGACGATGAAACCACTATTAGAAGTATAAAACTCCTTAACGGCGGTGGTTTTTGGAAGAATCCTGATACAGGCAATCATGAAATGGTTGTCTATTTTTTATGCAAAATTTAATTTTAAGAAAGAGGTGTTTATTATATGGCATTAGATTATCAAGAAGCAGACCCTATATTGTTAGGTAGTGGTGAACTGTATTTAGGAACTGTTGCGAATCCTGAAACAGCTACAGAGGATGCAATTCAGGCAGCATTAGTAAACGTAGGTGCAATTGAGAGTGGGGCAGAATTGGTCTATAAACCAACAATAAAAGAAATTGAAAGCGGAAATAGAGGTATAGTTGCAAGGTTCATAACCAAAGAAGAAGTGACATTCTCGGTTGGTATTATTACATGGTTAGTAGACAATCTTGCTATCCTAGCTCCAGCTACAGTTACTACAGATAGTACAACCGGAACAAAAACCGTAAAGATTGGCGGCAAAGGTATGCTTAAGACAAATTATTTAAGATTTATACATACAAAAGATGATGGCTGTACTCTAACAGTTAATATTTCGAAATCTCAAAACACCAATGGCTTTAAATTTAGTTTTGATAAAGAAAAAGCCTTAACAAGTGATTGTGAATTTTCTGCTCTAGCAGACAATAACGGCAACTTAGTTGAGATCGTTGAAACATTTGTACAAGCGTAGGAGGATAGATAATGAGTAGAATAGTAGATTTAGGTTTATTGGTTCGTGAATCTTTAATATTTAGAGATACTAAAGGTGAGGAATACACCATCCCAGGGGAGGTTGATTTGGGGTTTGTAATGCAACTATATGCATATCATGAACGGATTTCTCAAATGAAAAGTGAAGCTGAAGCAATTAAAAAAGGTCAAGAAATAGTGGTTGATATTCTTAATCTTGATAAATCAAAAAATATAACACTTGAATTTGTTAAAGAAAGATTCAATGATATTCGCTATATAAAGGCAGTTATCGGAGAAATGATGAAGTTTATTGGAGAGATAGCACAAGACCCAAACTCCAATTCCCTCGCCTAATAACGGGGGATTCTAAAGACTCGGAAGATATAGAAATAATGGAAAATATTACGTATCTCATGGATAAATCAAAAAGAGATTATTTTGAAATTTTAAAATGGCCTTATGTTATTTTTCTTTCCTTACTGAAGCATTTTAGATTGATTGAACTTAAATCAACTCCCGAAGGTAGAGAATTACTAGCAAAATCAAAGAGACGATTTAACACAAATGCCGATCTTGGAAGAATACGTACTTTAACCGGATATAAAAAAGGGTAATGAGTTTAAGACTTATTATCCTTTTTCTATGCAAAGGAGGTGAAAAAAATATGTCTACAACAATAGATTTAGCAACATATGCATATAATTTGGAGCTGAATGACAAGGGTTTTACTTCAGGTATGCTAGGTGCAGAAGGCATTGTTGGCAATTTACAAGGTAAAATGGGTGGTTTTTCTACCTTTCTAAAGGGTGCGGTTGTTGGTGGTGTAGCTGCCGTTGGTGTTGCACTTCTAGGAATGGGAGTGCAAGGGGTAAAGAGTGCTGATGAGCTTCAAAAAGCATTGAATTCTTTATCGACTCAAACAGGAGCAACAGCAGAAGAAACTGATCAGCTTAAGGATTCGTTGTTAAATATCTATAACAATAACTTTGGAGAATCCTTTGATGATATTGCCGAAAGTATGGCAACAGTTAAACAGACATTAAAACAAACTGGTGAAGAATTAGAGAATACAACCCAAACAGCCTTAATGATGAGAGATACCTTTGGATATGATGTTACAGAAAGTATTAATACTGTTAATGGTTTAATGGCTAATTTCGGAATTACAGCAGAACAAGCATATACTCTAGTAGCTCAAGGTGCTCAACAGGGAGCAGATAAGAATAATGATATGCTTGATACGTTAAATGAATATGGAACCCATTTTGCTCAATTAGGTATTAGTGCTGAAGAATTTACCGATACCTTAATTCAGGGTGCTCAATCAGGAGCCTTCCAAATTGACAAAATCGGTGACGCGGTTAAGGAATTTTCTATCAGATCAAAAGATATGAGTACTACAAGTGCTCAAGGATTCCAATTATTAGGGCTTAATGCTAAAGATATGTTTTCTGAATTTGCAGCAGGGGGAGAAGGGGCGGAACAAGCATTTCAGGATGTCTTGAAAAGATTAACTGAAATGGATGATCCTCTGGCTCAAAATACAGCAGGGGTAGCTTTATTTGGAACTCAATTTGAGGATTTAGGTATAAAGGGTATTTCGGCATTATTGGATATTAGTGATAATGCCAATATGACAGCAGATACCTTAAAACAAATCAACAATGTTAAATATAATTCCTTTGGTGAAGCATTAACTGGAATAAAAAGAAACCTAGAAACAGGCATTTTAGTACCAATAGGGCAAAAAGTATTACCTTACTTAAATCAGTTTGCAAGTTGGTTTTCAGCCAATTTACCACAGATACAATCAACTATGAGCATGGTGTTAAATGTTCTTGGTGAGTTACTTATGTCTGTTGCTGGTTTGATTGGCGGTTTAATTAGTGTTTTACAAGAATTATATATCCGAAACAAAGCAATATTTGATGGTATTGCATTAGTTATACAAACAGCTTTTAATATTATCGTTAGTGCTTTGAAAATGGTTACAGCATTATTAAGAGGTGATTGGTCAGCGTTTGGAACTGAGCTACAAAATCTTACTCAAAATATGTTTAATCTTATTAAAAGTATATTTACTCTACAATTAACACTGATTCAAACAGTACTGAAAAATAGTATTTCAAGTTTCACTTCGCTAGGTAATTCTATAATGAATGCTCTATATAATGCTTTCAAATTAGTATGGAGTTTGATTATTTCTTGGTTTAACGAATCCATAAATAGTTTGATTAGTTGGTTTACTAGTTTATACCAGACTTTTTATAATGTTGGTGCAGGTATATTTACAGCTATTTGGGATGGATTAAAATCCATTTGGGGAAGTCTATCCTCTTGGATATCTGATAAAGTCGAATGGATTAAGGATAAATTAGCTGCATGGAGTTCAGCGCAAAGTCAAATGTCTTCGTATGATGATTATGAAAGTAGTTCTAACATTCCTGCCTATGCAGTGGGTACTCCATATGTGCCAAATGATCAGATAGCATTGATCCATAAAGGAGAAGCTATTATTCCGGCTCAGTATAACCCATTTAATTCATCCAATAACAATACTACAGGTGCCACTTCAAATAGTAATTCTGTTGTTTATTATATTAGCGGTGTAACCGTAAAAGCTAATGATGGTGAACAGTTTATAAGTTCGTTGACTAATATGGTTAGAACTAAAAAATAAATAAAAAGAGGCAGTATTTCTATCCTATTTTATGGATGAGAAGTAAGCAATCTATATAAGGCTAGGAGTAAATCCTAGTCTTAATATATTTTTATGCAATTTTTATTGCTGGTTTATCCGATAACTATATCTTGAAATAGTCATTAATATACTTTAATTGTCGCTTATCGTCTAATTAACCCGAATCCATTGTAATTACCTAATATTACCTCTAATCTAAAGAAAAAGTATATTGGAGGTAGCATTATTGAGTAAAGAAAATACAAAAGATGAATATCTACCAATAAATATTCTCCATGTGATAGCATGGCTAAGTCTTGTAATAGGTATTATTGGTGCTGTTGTAATTTGGAGTACTATGGGGGATGAAGATATTGTAATTTTATTCGGTTTTGCATCGTTATTTGGTTCTATTATAACTTGGGCATTATTAGAAGTTATTTGTGGTATGGCCTTTTATTTAATTGGGATTCGTGATTCAGTATCAAATCCCCAATAAACGATGTTCTAGTATGAAAATAGCATTGTTAGAAAAGAGGGGAAAATAAAAATTGGCTATAAATATTCGGTGTAACATTTGTCGTCAAGAGATTACTAATCTTCAAGAATTGGTTATGGTTAGGAAGTCTGAACAAAAAATATATTATCATAAGCGTTGTGCGAATCGATTAGGATTAAACAAGTTTGATGAAATTGATATAACCAACCTAGAAGCGGAGCTTGAGGAAAAAAGGTTGAGTCAATTAGAACATGAAAAACAAAGGCAAGAAACAGAACAACCAATTGATAAGTATATAAATGAAATAATCATTACAACGACTAACAATGTCGATGGATATAGGGTGAATAAGTATATTGATATTGAAAGTGTTGAAATAGTTATTGGAACTGGTGTATTTAGTGAGGTAACCGCTGGAATTGGCGATATATTTGGATTGCGTTCTAGAGCTTACGAGAGTAAGCTGGCTGACGCAAAGAAAACTGCAATGAAACTACTTAAATATAATGCTTATGAAAAGGGTGGAAATGCAGTAATAGGAATAGATATTGATTATACTGAGTTTTCAGGCAATCGTGTTGGACTAATAATAAATGGAACAGTTGTTGAAATTGAACCAATCGAATCCATAAAAGAAATTAAAAATGAATTTAGCTAG